ACCACTATCACCAGCCGTGGCAGCACCACTATCACCAGCCGTGGCAGCACCACTATCACCAGCCGTGGCAGCACCACAATTACCAGCCGTGGCAGCACCACAATTACCAGCCGTGGCAGGTTTTCCCGGATCCGCATTACACTCGTTAGTACACCGTTCCTTGACATAAGATACAGCTGCTTTCACAAGCCCCCTTATATCAAGCTCAGCACCTATTCTAATTTTTGAAGAGCAAACCTTGTCACTTTCTGAATCGTCTATTTTACCGCTCTGCTCAACCTCACAAAACCTTGCCCCGGCCGGCGCATAGTAACCAAAAACATCCAGAGGGTAAGGACATGCATGAAAACCTTTCTCACATGCCTTTATGTCGCCTGTTTCTTCATACTCCTTACCTACCTCATACTTAAACCCTCTACAAGATAAATCTTTATCAAATGCTTTATAAGCCTTTATTTTCTGTTCCATGATATTATTTATTTTTTGTTATTTTGATATTTCGATAATTTTTTGTTCAAAGATCGGGCATTCCCTTTTGCCCAACAGATGTATTCCATGAAGCCTGTAGCATGGCTTTTCGGGAATCGAATCGTATTTACGGTATATGGCACAACGGCGGCAGATGCGATATATACCGTATTTCCCTTTTGCACCGTAACATACCACAGGATAACCGTCAGCAGTTCTCATATTCCGCCTTTTTCTTCCGTTTCAGCCTTCTGATGAAAGACTTGACCTTGTTCCTCACCATCTCTGTTATTTTGTCCGCATCCTCGGCAAAGGCACACTGGTAAACCATATCCGTGCTTTTTGACATGAAGTCCACCTGAGCTTTGGCGGCTTTCCCGCATTCGGAAACCTTGTCAAACATCTCTATACGGTAATCAGGATGATACTTTTTTAAAATCTCGTTACAGTCCATCGTAAAGGTCTCAACCATATCGCACAGCATGATGATACTGTTGGTGAGGACGTTTATCTCCTCCCTGTCCTCCTCCGACATTTCACGCATGAAATTATCCATGGATTCCGACATCCCCTCATATTCGGAAAGGTATTGGTTTATGACACGTGTTTCTATACCGTCCATCATCTGTTTGAGTTTCATTGCCTCCATATAGCGGTGTGACCTGAGAAGGGAAGCGTGCCTTTCCCTCAGCTTCAGCATCTGCCTGTCCTCATTGATCATCTTTTTCATCCGTTCCACCACATCCGCGGGGAGGTCGTTTACGGTCTGCTTATTTCTCATGGATTGCCCCCTTTCTTGTTGTTTGTATTTTTGTTCCCGTCCTCTTTCTTCGCCCTGTCAATCCATCTTTGGAATTTGGCAGCTACAAGAGGACAATGTATGCGCAGGTTCCTGTCGCGTTCCGCTTCCCATTCACGTATCTTTATAAGCGTTTCGGTATTCATGATTCTTTTATTTTGTTTCATTGCTCTTATGTTTTATATATTTCTGATTTACAGATATAAAGTTAGCTAATTTGCCATTTGTAAACAAACATTACTTCTTTTATTTACACGGCTTTATTATTAATTAACATGCTGCAAATCAGACGTTTATATTATCGCTATTATGCTTTAATTGTTCGCTACAAATTAGGCTACCCTCATGGTGACATAAACATTTTTCTGGCTTCCTCATCTCCAGATTCCGCCCGACGTTTCAACTCGTTGTACAAAGTCAGGGAAGAATAACCTTCGGGCGGAATGAATCTTCTGCCCTCTATCTCATCCTGCACCCTTTTCCGGTTTATCGCGTCCAGCTCATAATTCCTTTCGGGATTGAACTCCTTGAAGAAGGCGTTACCTATTCTTCTGGCATCGAAAGACGCGAATGAATTGTCATACTTCCCGGCCTTGTAGCGTGCGAAAAACAGCATCAGTTCGGAAAGCTTGTAAGCCTTGACCTGTGAGGCAAAGGATTGGCAAAAGATTCTTATCCCGTCGGCAACGCCCTTTTCCTTGCTGTTGGAAGCCCCGAATATGCCGGACACCTGTATGTCGATCCAGTATTCGGAAGAGCCACAGCCGTAAAGCGCATCATACTGCATCAGTGAAGGGCAATCTGCCATATAAGCCCTTTCCGGGTTTTGAAGGGCATATCCCCACTGGACCGGTGAAAATACTCTTTCAACCTCAGAACGGTCTTTCCATTTGGTCAGCCAAGCCTTCTTCGAGGTCTCGCTTATGTTGTTGTAGCAAGCTAAGAGCGTAGGCGTTAGCTTCCTGTTTGTCTGTATAATTGCGCCTATTGTTGTTTCCATTGTTCCGTTGTTTTTCAAGTTCAATTTTCAGCCATCGGGCAAAATGCGATTTTGCATCTTGGGGTGATTTAACAGTTTCTCCCTCGTTTTGGAGCTTCATAAAGAACTTCTCCAAATAATCATAAAAATCAGGAGGCGCGAAATCCTTATACCCACATAAACGAGTATTCATGCAGACAGCTTCCATCCATGAACTATTCGACTTCAATTCTTCATAGCACTCATCCAACCCTCTTTCAAAAATCCCAGTCGGAATTTCTTCATACGCGCGCGGGGGAGAGAGATAATTATCTTTGTCTTTATCTTTGTCTAATGCGCGTACATTATACTGTAAGGGCTTAGGTTCTACTTTAGGTTCATGGTTAGGTATAAGGTTAGGTTCTACTTTAGGTTCAACTTTAGGTGTCAAATTTTGATAGCTAATATGATACCTTGTTTTATCCCGTTGTCCTTTTCCGCCTGATTTGAATGTAATAAGACCCGCCTGAACTAATCTGTTACGTGCTGATTTCATTGAGTTGACCGACACTCCCACGTCAGATGATACCTTTGTATCACTACGCGTCCAGCTATCCACCCAGCCTAAACGATTCGCTGTTTTTAGCAAGTAAAAATAAAGCCTCGTTTCACAGCAGGTAAATTCCCAGTCTTCGTCAAGAGACCAAAACCAATTAATCAGTTCTATATAAGTCATATATTTTCAAATAATGTCCATATCTACTACAGGAGTGTTTTATTATACCAAAAGGATATTACGATAGAAATAAAATAAGCTCTATATTTTCATTGTTTCTATTTGTGGAACTCGGAAACAACTACTCATACAGAGCTAAATTATATCTTTATCATACGAGAGTTCCACCAATCGCATTCATTATTTTCACGGTGTAAAGCTAATCAAAAGTGGAGTAAAAACAATCACTTTATGTCTTTTATTTTCCCGTTATTAACTTTTTTTCTAATATCCAGTCTTATTTAACCGCAAAGCTTCCTTTTCATAGCTCAATAAAGTACGCAGTGCGTCCAACTGATGCGTTGCTGAAGCATTAAGTCTATCTAGGCGGTCCACCAAAAATGATTCTTCTTCTGCGATACTATCAAGCAAAGCATTTTGCACCTTTGCAGACAAGCAATTTTCCTGCGCTATCTTAATAATGGTATTTTGTATTTCATCGGATTTCTTCTTTCTGAGCATTCTTTTGGCTTCAGCAAGCATTTCTCCAGTTCTTACCACATACACCATAGTGGCGGCGATTCTTTCTTGTATTTCTATTGGATTATTCTGACATGTAATATTTAGAAAGTCGGTTATTTCCTTAATTTCCTTTTCCATGGAGTTACTAATTTAAGAGTTTATTAATTCTGGGTTATCGTAAATGTTTCCATTGACTTCAAGATGATTACCTCTGGACAATAAAAAGCAACGGTGATTATTTGATAAACGAAATCCACCATCAATATAATTGATAATAAAATTGTCATAACCGACGGAGTTAAAACTTACTTTTCCATTGGGAATTTCAATACCATATTCTTTGGTTTTTACAATATCTCCCTCGTAAATCTCTTTCCCGTTTTTATCACGCAGTCCAGTGAACTGGCCAACGGTTTCTGGATTTACTTCATACTCAATGAAAGCCTTTTTGCCTTTCTGCTGTAAATCGCCATATACCCACATTGAGGTATTAAGACTTTTACCTCTGAATTTTATTGTACGATTCATATCCTATTCTTTAAAGTTTCTCATGTATTCACAATCTTCATCACATTCTCCCTTCTTTGCACAATGGGGAATATTGGAGCCAAATTGATACTCGAAGTTATAGCACAGCTTCTTATATGCCTCTCGTTTTGCTTTTTGTCTATCAGCCTTCATCTTAGCCTTTATATGTTCCGGCAGAGCATCTTGTACTGCCCTATCGAAGGTTATACATTTGATTTGATTCATATTTATATCGTTTTACGGTTTTCTTTTAATTCTTCTTCACTGATATGTGTATTAGAATGATCGTCAAGATTAGAAATAGCAAGATTAGAAATAGTATTTGTGTTATTAGGGCCACAATACAAACACATTTGAGTAAAGGGTGAATATACCCTCCCACACTTCGGGCAAATCCATCCTTGCTGCCCGAACAATCCGTTATACGGATTAATTTCACTTGATGCTTGTTTCATAATACTAATTATTATGTTATTAATAAAATCGTTTATACACTATTTTTTAATAGATATTACCTTGAATAATCAAGGGTGATAGTTATTATTCTAAACCACAATATACGCTTAGAACCAATTATCTAATGCTCAATTCATATAGAAGTTAAGAAAAAACAGATTGTCTTTCTCTGCCTCGTATTCATCTATATGAGAACCACAAGATTTCAGTTCTGATACCTCATGCTTTAAATTTTCGTTTTCAGCTTGCAAGCGATAACATTCTGCTTTACATTGGGCATATTTCGTAAATGCCTTCAGCATTGCCATGTACTGATTATAATCTATCTCTATCTTCATAACGATGTGTTTTTACTGTGATAATTACTCTAAACCTACCGCCCGAATTGACGGTAGGGCGTCATAAATGAGAACGTTGGTTAACCCCCATACGGCACTTACGCTTTTTATATGTGGCAAAATATTTCTTACAAAACCTGCCCTAGTAATTACTTAGGGCAGGACACTTCCACGTGTTTCCATTGCTCTATATTTTTATATTAAAGTTTTGTATTTTTATAAATTAATCGAACGGTTTATCGCTGTTCTTATATCGTTACGATAATCACGTTTCCAATCATTGCGTCCCATTCGTGAACCGTAATAGGAACGGTAGTTTCTATAGTCACGGTTGCCGTATTTTGATTTGTATTCGGCTGCACGCTTGGCGTTTTCTTCATTAATCTTTGCTGCTTCCTTTGCTTCTGCCCATGCTTTTTTAAGGCAGTAACTAAATGTAGCATTGAAGGTATGATTGAAAATGTAATGCGCTCTCTTCATTATGTCTGATAAATTGTAACGTTTCATATATTTAGGAGTTAATTGTTATTAGTTCTTTTATTTGATGTAAAGATACAAGTTATAGCTTGTTTTACCAAGTGTAAAAACAAGAAAAAACTTATCTTTAACTTTATTTATGCAAGCTATAACTTGTTACATAGGGAATATTACTACCTTTGCTATAAATATTAACGACCATTAATTATATGAGAATCAGAGAAGCCATAGAACAACAAGGAATGACTACACAAGATGTAGCTAAGAAAATGGGTATAACCCTAAGTGGGCTTAACCAGCATATATCAGGAAACCCTTCTATAAAGGTATTAACCAAAATAGCAGAAGCTATCAACGTCCCCATGTGGCAGCTATTCGCGTCCCCGGAAGAAGTCGCCCAACAAACCAAGTCTGACACCTGCCCACATTGCGGTCAACCAATAGTAGTAAAAACAACAATTGAAAAGCCATGAATACCAAAGAAATAGATAAATCAAGCCTTATCAAGGCACATGCGCTATATGAAACAGGTGATATAGACCGTATCGAAGTGGGAACAGTCAAAGGCCTGTGCTCCATCCATCTGTACTTATTCGACGGATTATATAACTTTGCCGGGGAAGTACGAACATTGAACATTGCTAAAGGAAATTTCCGTTTTGCCAATTGCCTGTATCTGGATGTGATACTTCCTGTTATAGAGAAAATGCCAGAAAACACCTTTGAGGAAATCATTGCTAAATACGTTGAAATGAACATTGCCCACCCATTCATGGAAGGGAATGGTAGATCAACACGCATTTGGCTTGATATGATCCTTAAAAAGCAACTTAAAAAGGTAGTGGACTGGCAAAAGATAGACAAGCACCTATATCTTCAGGCAATGGAACGTAGCCCGATAAATGACCTTGAACTACGTGCATTGATAAGCCAGGCGTTAACCGACCAGATAGACGATCGGGAAATCATATTTAAAGGGATTGAACAGTCTTACTATTATGAAGGTTATGAACCGGAATAATACTAGTTTGATGAAGAGAATAAATATAAGGGATGCGTTTACATCCCTTTATTTATGTCAACTACCCAATATCCCTATATTTTAGATAGGAAGAACATTAGGATATTTCCGATAATACAACTTAGTCAATGTGGATTTAAGGCTGTTATAGTCTTTGATAAAGCCTAAATCTATCCATTGGGCTATTTGTAATTCTAACTCATACAATTCGCGGATTTTAGCTTCATCACCAATTTTATTACGCATTTCTGATTCATGTTTACCATAGACTATGATGTTTAGAGACTTGGCCAAGTCCTTAATCTTTTTCTGGAATATATCCCCAGGGAGTATTGAACAAACGGCACGACACATAGCAGGATAAGCATCTCCAGCTAAATTACGGTATTGAATCATCTCATCATATACGAAGCGTATTACCTTTACTTCAAAGCGAGGATTAATCCACATGGCAAATTTTGTAAATAAGAAAGGATGCATCCATACTTCTTCTTTAGGTCTGCCAGCTTTACCTTTTTCTTTAACCTTACTCTTCTTAACTACCTGATTATCAATTTTAGGGGAATTTTCCCCTAAACCATTTTCACGTTCTTCAGCTATGAGCGCTTCTATAAAATCTCCAGTTCTTTTAGCCAAAAGAAACTCATCCATTTTTCTTTGTTCATTTCCTTTTACTGAATTCCATTGACGTAACAAGTCCCCACCGTCAAAATAGCCATCTTTTGTTCTCTGACTAACTGTAAAATCACCCATTGGGCGAATCATGATTTGGTTCGTTTTCATAATTTAGTCTTTACGTTCCAAGAACGTTCCGTACTCCTTCATACGGTGGTTAAAAAGTGAATTCTATATTTCTTCTATGATTTACAATGCCAATAGATTTATTATTCCTTGCCTACCAATTCCGGTAATCTTTCTATGGTAGATAATATGTCCATTGTCAGCAACCTCTTGCTTTATATCAAACCAGCCAAGGGTTGCGTATTTGGTGTATGGAACCCATGTTTGATTAACCTTGTACTGCACACCAAGTTCTTTTAAACGGTTATTGAGTTCAATTGCCGATTTAAGACCCAATTCTTTAGCAACTTCCGTACATGTATAGGTCTTATTTACATGGGTAAGAACAGCAACCTGTTTCTCGGCTTCAATACGTGCAGACCGTTCTTCTTTTAGCTTAGTGAGAAGTTCAATACCAAAATCTGGATTATTTAGTATCTGGTCTATAACGTTATCGGTAGCATAGATACCATGCTTTCGGATAGAAGGAAGAACTTCTCCACATACCCAATCTTGAAAAGGTTCTGCTTGTGGCTTGTCTGAACGCATAATAGCTTTGTATAGGTTAGATTCACTTACAAAAATAGCTTCTTGAGTTCTACCAAGCGAATCTATGACCTTAATCAAACTAACCCCATCCGGTTTCAGTCTATTCTTAGTGGATGTAATTTGCAGATCGAGTATCTTGCAAACATCCGCTAGACAAAATAAAGGTTTATCACTTGTTCCGGCTACACGAACTTCACCGAACGATTCATTCTTGAAAATCTGAATATTGTCCATAATAAAGTCTTTTCGTTTGAGGACGTACCGCACTTCTTCATGCGGAGATAAAAAGCGAAAGCCATGCAGGGGGTTGTGGCCTACACAGCTTTCTATATCTTAATCCTCTGATTAATTCTAAATTTAATAAGTACAACCCAATGCACTGCAAATATACGGATAATTTTCAAAAGTGGCATTTTAAGAGCCATTTTTTTTAAAAAAAAGAGAGGTGCAAATACACCCCTCTTACAAAGATACAGCATAACTTCACAGTTTTCCGTATCTTGATGATACATAAAAAGCGTAAGTGCCAAAAACATTTACATCATTATTCTACAAGCTGAAAACAAAATGTCAAAGAGCGATTTATTTAAAATCAAGCATACATTATATATCTTTCAAATAATTATCCACCACTTTAATAAACTCGTCTAATGAACGAACAACAACGTACTTGTTACCATTCGCCTCACATTCCTTTTGCCAGTCTTTTTGTACCGGTCTTTGGTATTCTCTCGGCTTTTTCATTTCTACACACAAAGATCCATAGAAGCGGTTGCTCTTAAGAAGTATCAAATCTGCAACTCCGGGAAGCATACCTTCATCTTTCATATAAGCACCGTTTCTTGCAGAACGTCTTGCCGCATTAGGAACAGCAAACAGCATATTTCTGAGATGGGGATATTTTAAACGGAAATACCTAACACAAGAACATTGTATTTTATGCTCTTCATTTTTGGGCTTACTACGGCTGCTTGCCACACAAGCCTTGGATTTCATCTCTTCGTAAGTCATAACACTTCAACAAGTTTAAAACCAAGTAACATCAATAATTCGTTGAATTTCTCTTTATACCAAAGTGGCTGGGTTTCTTTGGGATTATTAGGGTTGACTTGGTTCTCACCGTATAGAAGCCCGGATTCAGTTATAGATTTGAAATGCTTATCTTTACCTTTTGATGATTTCCTTTTAATATCACACAAGATACCTTTCTGAATCGCTCTTTGATTAAACACCTGTGCACTGATAGACAAACCCGCTTCTTTGAGTAATTCTGTCGCTGACTTGAGGATGCCGTGTGACGGAGTATAATCAGGAATAGGAAGTCCAAGAGGTGCAGCTACTTTACTAAGTAAAGACAATTTAGAAGAATTATTTAGATTAAGAACTTCACTTACACCTTTTACCCATTCAAGACTTACCCTAACTTTAGTTGTTAGTGATGGTTCACGTTTTGGCCTTGTTTTTTCTTCGATTGCTTTATGAACGGTGTGGTGGAATACTTTTCTGTACACTTCAAAAACGGCTCTTACTTTTCTTGCGATGAAGAATTCCAAACAAGAAACAGTAAGTTTATACTCATTTGTCGGTCTTCCACCATTGGGGTTTTGAGGATTTTTCCTTAAAACTTGATAATCAATATTTTCTATAAAATCTAACTTCAAAGCTGAAACAGCATCTGATTTTTGACCGTAAACGAGCATCCATACTTCATCAAGATTGACGGGGAACTCGTTATCAGATTGTGATAACTTTAACACTGCGTTGAAGTACGCTTTGATTTCGCTTTCGCTACTATCCTTTGATAAAATAATTTCTTTTGTTTCCATATTTTATTCGTCACATAATTTCATAAAACACATCCATATCGTCTTACTTTGTCTACCAGTTGTATGTCCAAATAGAGGTTTGAAAGGAATAACAGACAAGACATCTTTTGCTTTTATCTCGCTTTCATTCCATTTGAAGATAAGTGTACCATTCGGTTTTAATACCCTCATGCACTCCTTGAAACCTTCATGAATAATACTTTTCCAATCATCAGGCAACTTACCATATTTCTTTGCCATCCATGAATTTTCTCCAAGTGTTTTCAGGTGTGGTGGATCAAATACAACTTGATAGAAAGAATTATCTTCAAATGGTAAATTAGTAAAATCTGCGACAATATCAGGTTTTACCTCTATAGTCCTTATCTTATCCCTATCTTTGGCTGTAAGTGTTTCTGAACGTTTGTCAACAAATAACACATTAGGATTTTGTTTATCAAACCAAAACATACGACTACCACAACAAGCATCCAATATTAATTTATCGTTTTTCATTTTCGTTACTTATTTGTTTCATCCCAATTAAAGGACCCGAAGCGTATTCTCCGGGGCACAACCATTATTTACTAACCATTGCCATTTATGTGTGGCTCACATTTATGAGGTGGTAGCAGGACTTGCACCTGCAATGCTTGGCAATCTTCACGTCTTTGCGTAGAACGGGATTAAGTTTCGTTTTACTTTGATGCCCCGTTTTCATAACATCGTAACCAAGTCTACTAAGAGTTGTCAGCGTCTTCTAATTCCGCCATACCACCATGTTTGCCGCCCCATCTTCACAGACCGAGCAGGCATGTAAACAAATGAACTTAATCAAAATTAAAATTATCCTCACCGTTAGGTTCTTCGTCCGGCATATCATTACCGAAATCCATAGGAATGAACCAATCTGAAATAAACTCTTCCATATCAGTCAATTTTTAAGCATTAGGGAACTCTGGTTTAACATCTGGATTTGCTTCATAAGGATAAACATCCATAATAGCAGTTTCCGCTACCGAAGCAATCACGTAGTCTGCCATTGTGCCTTTCATTCCTTCATCCAGTTTCTTGACTGCATCTCTCAAGTCGGCTGCTTGAACAAGAATGTTTGTGGATGTTTTCTTTTCCGCACCAGTTTTTTCATCCAATGTGATAAAGTATAACTTGCATTTAAAATACCTGTCAGCCGATTCTTCATCTGAGAAAAATATCTCAGAATAGTTGGCACGTTTTATGTCAGAAACAGTAAACTCACCGCTGATAAACGGTGTCATTTCCTCAATACATCTTCCTTCGCTTTCTGTAAAAGATAAAGAATCAAATAAATAAGATTCTGTGACTTTTTTATTCATCCCGTTTTCCATTACTTTCTCGTAACGAATTTTACACTCAAACCATGTGTGCATCATAAATCATTCCTCCTTTGTCTTGTTACGTTCCTTAATCATTGCATCAGCTATCTGATAAGCTGCTTTAGCCTGTCCTTCATAGTAGTAGTTTGTAACACTAACTTCTTTGGACGGGAAAAACAATGTGACAATCCTGTTCCATAAAGTTCTCCTGCGTTTTGCTGTCATCATCATGCACTTCATTGCTTCAAGCGCAATATGATCGCGCGAAATATTCGATTCCATAATTTTATTGCTTTAATTGATTAATAACTTGTCTTTTGATTTTCTTGTACAGCTTCCCGACAAAACGTCCATGCTTCTCCGTTCCGTCATCGGGCAACTCATTTTTATAAACATGAAGAAGTAACTGGATGAGAAGCACTTCTTGTTTTGTCAAAGTAAGTTTCATAATTATTAGTCTTTAATCTCCCATAAATGCCAGCAAGTACTATGTAAGTTCACAAATTCTTCTCTCGGAGGGAATATTTGTGCCACTTGAATGTTATTTGGTAAAAACTTATATCGTACATCTTTCAACTGCTGATAACCTAATGGAAACTTAGCACTTACTGATAAATGCCATAACCCATTTTCTATTGCAATTATCAAACTCATCCCTTTGTATTTAAATACTCCAGTAGAATACACTCCATATTTGTCTGTTATTTCTTGCTCTTTAATATGAAAAGGGAATGACTTTGATTCATCTAACCTGTATTTGAGCAACTCTTCTCGTGTCATTTATTAAATGTAATTTATATATTGTTCAATTTCAATCTCCATTACTGAAGTATATCGGATTTACATAACCACATAACATCAAAATGGCAAATCGTCCAAATTTTCATCCACTTGTGCGGTGGGTGCATTTACAGACGAAGATGCGTTCTGAACCTCATAAGGCTTCATGTTACCTATATACGGAACAGCTTTTAGCTCGTCCTCTGTCATACGTTCGCGAACTTCTTTGGCAAGCGACTGTCGTATGCTGTGCGTGTCACCATATTTACCGGGAGACTGGTTTTCCCAAGCAGTGGAGTCAATATACGCGCCTTTGGCTTTCAAGTTATCATCTGCCGATATGAAGATGTTATTGTCTTCAATAGGTATGAAAACACCTCTTTTTGTAGATGTCGCGCCTTTTACAGTTACAACGCAGGAGTTTTTAAATTTTAGTAAATTCAATTTTATGCTATAATTCATAACTTAGTATATATTAAAGTTCTATCTTGTCAAAGTCAATGCCTCGTTCATTCATGAAGTCACCCAAAGCAATGATATTCTCACGAGTGGTGGTGACTTTGAAAGCTCTCGTTAACAGCTCAGGCTGTTGTACTTCGGGATGATTAATAAAAGGAGGTTGTTCGTTGGCTTTTTGTCCTGCCATGGCAAACGGATTGATCGGACGGGATTTGGCTTGTTCTACTTCAGCAGCTTTACGGGCTTCTTCGGCAGCCTTTCTTTCCTGCTCTGCCTTGATGCGCGCCTCTTCTGCTGCTTTGGCACGCTCACGCTGCTCCTTCAGACGGTTGGCATACTGAATGGTGGATGTGATATTGAGCGTATCCATATAATAAGTACGAAGGACATCGAAATCCTCCCCAAACCCCTTCAGCGTGGAAAGTTCGTTCTCGACTTTGGAGAATATGGAATCAATTTCGTTGCATACAGACTTCATGCTTGCAGATTTGTTGAGCCACTCAGACTTGAAAACCTTATTGAAGTCTACAAGGTTGACATTCAATCCATCAAAGTAAGTCTTGATAGTGGCTTTCTTCCTATCCTTGTATTGCTGTTCGTTTTGCTTGACTACCGTGTCAATCTTGGCAGAGCACTCGCCGATAAGTTTCACGGTTTCGGTTACAACGTCCTTGAACTCCCCGAAAGGTTTCATGAATTCTTTCTCAATTTCAAGACGTTTGGCATTGAGGGCTTTCGCCGCCTTGTTTAAAGCTGCCTTATCTTTCTTTGCCTGATCGATATTCTCATCGTTATAATTGGAGATATCATACATTGGCAAAGCGGCTTTTACCATATCTCTGATTTGCTTTGCGTTGGTAGTAAGACTACCTAACGTCTTTTCACTGACGATCAGTTCAAGATCGCTTTCTTGGATTGTTAATTGGGTATTCATTGTTCTATATCGGCTATTTGGTTAATAATATCGTCTGCCATACGAATGCGCTTCTCCATTTCCGCAAAAACCTTTTCATCTGGTAGTATGCGAACAATATGGATAGGATCTTTTTGGAAAGGATTGTAAGCAACAAAATCCGTCCAGATTGCATTACAGCACATCATGTGAGCCATACACTGATAGAAGTATTCATATTTGACTTTGAGGAGCGAATCATTGTCATAAACTTCACTTTTGTACTTCATGAAAGTATTTTGAGAAGGAGATTTTATTTCTATACATCCACGCTCCCCAGATTCTTCATCATAAAAGAACCCGTCAGGACTACTGGCAAAGTTGGGGATAGTGGGGTGCTTACACGACCCCACTTCTACAATATGCCTTCCTGTTAACCTTGAATACAAATTACGTGCGCTTGCTTCCTGCTCTGTTCCGAATCTCATTGCTTTGCTCTCTACATTAACAGCAGACAAATACTCGGCAAATGCAATATCATCGTTTACAATCTCAGGATTCATAGCTCTTTCTGCCGCAACTTGGAAAATGTAATTCTTGGCAGTATCGCTGAACATGTCACTTCTGCCGCTTTTCATAAGCAAGCCTATACTACTGCCAGTAATGTTACCAAGGCGACATCTAAACCAGTCAAGTGACCTTTGTTCTGCATTTTCTATCATAACAACGTTTTTTGAATAGGTTTATCATTTGCTTTAGTTTGGGGCTGATTTACCGGCTGTTCTGCTTTTGGTTGTTCTTCAACTCCTGCGGCTTTTGCTGCGATTTCGGCAAGTTTATTAGCTTTTGCTGATTTATCAATAATTTCCTCATATTCTGCATCCTGAATATCTTCAACTTCTTCCTTGGTTAAGAATCCCATTGATATTTCAGGACAATAGGCGCGTTGCCAGAAAGCAGCCGCACGATAAGTAAGCATCAGATTTGGCATTGTAACCCATTTGCTCCCAGACTTTGTATACCACCCTTCTTTTATTGCCATTTCAATAGTTATCGGATCTGATTCAAGAACTTCTTTAGTAGAAAGTTCAGTGGCATAAGCAATACATTCAATATTATCCACATCAGTACCGTCAAACTCTTTTACAACGATTGTATTGCGTCTGTTTGTGGCATCCCACACTGTTTCATTGTATTTTACTTTACCAACCTTCCCCAGCGTTCTTTTCCGATATCTGAGTGAAGTATATCTACCACTCATATTAATGGTAGCGATAAGGAACTTGCTTGACCATGACGGGTTTCCCTTGACAACGTAGAGATTCTGCATTATCATTAACGGATTAGCATTCATTCTCATTGCCATATCAAGCGCAATCACACAATTTCCTGTATTCCCTTTATAAGCTTCAGGAACAATTGTACTTTCAGTGTACATCTTAGCCATGCGCTGCATGACCTCAAACTGTTTCACGGTTTGTCCTACCGGTGTCATTGCAAACTCTGCCGCTTGTTTGGCCTGAATAATCTGTAATTCTGTAACTTGATTGTTTTCTTCCATTGCTCTAATATTTAAAAGTTTAACAATATCTTGATAACCCCTGCGCTAAGCAAAGGCTGGTTCTTTCTTCTTCTAAGTTTTTATCAGTATATCCTGACGAAAGTTTTGAAATGCGTAATTTTAAATTCTGATCAATCTGTCCTTTAACATCGGATATATCTTCCTTGATAAGCTGAATAATTTCTTCCTTAGACGAATACCCGTATTCAGGAAGATATTCAAGTTTACATGATTCAACTTTTTTCAGTTCTTCTTCCAATTGATATAGTTCATCATACATTCTGTTCTCTTTTATAGGTTTCATAAACAATGCCTACAGCAGCCAACAATTCTTTCATTCTTGAATTTTTCTGTTCCACGGCATCATACATGGATGCTTTAATTTGAACTTCAACAGTATAATTGGCAAGTTCTTCGTGACTCATAGCCAACAGTTCTTCTTTTGTTTTCATGCTCTTATGTGTGCTAATTATGTTTTCTTCTTTTAATCGCCCTCTATTGTTTCTGGGAATACTTTCACTTATTACTCCGGTAACAGTATAGTATTTTTGGAACATAGGTACATCTGCACCAGATAACCATCCTGTTGTCAGGTGATACTTATCCTCTATTATTGTTTTGTATACATCTTTAAAAGCTGTAACTCCGTTCTCTATTCTTGAATAAGTATTCTGACCAATCTTAAGTATATCAGACATTTGCTGTTGCGTCATATTCATTTGAATTCTGAATTGCTTCAGTCTGCTTTTTTGCTTTTCCATACTAATAAATGTTATTCATTCTCTTTCTCAAGCCTTTTACTATGCTTTTCTATATATATTGAAGAACAAGAAAAAATAGAAAATGAGATCCAAAACCAAACATTATCAGGATTGGCAAGCAATATTACCATAATCAATGATAAAGCCCAAATAGTTAAAATCGGTGTTCTTTTCATAACTTATTGATTATCTTTTTATTATGATGTAAAACTACTTTATTTTTGACTTTTATCCAAAAATTATACTTTGAAAAAACTTGTCATTAACATGATATAACAATTTGATAATCAGGTTTTTAAAGAAGCGTACTTCACTACATCATAAGCATTACAATACCATCTTCCATTTTGGCGATTGGCAGGTTTCTTTTCGGCTCGTATCGCCCCAGAACCAACCAAACGAAACAAACGAGATCTACCTCCAACTATATCAGCAGCCTCACGTTGACCAAAAGTCTTATCATTAAGGACTATCTTCAATACATCTTCATCAATCATATCTAATCTTTGAAAAGGTTATTCTTATGGGCATATTGGATAAATTCAGATTTCTCGTGAATATCCAACTTTAAATAAACCGATTTAATATGGTTTTTAACTGTATGAGGGGAAAGATAAAGCCTTTCTGCAATATCCTCATTATTAAAGCCTTCATATACCAACTGCATAACTCTCATTTCCGCATCTGATATACGGCAGTTGAATTGTGGACAGCAAATAACGCCCTCATATCTGCATTCACCACGCATAGGACATCTCACACGTTCAAAATTGAATCCACCTTTTTTATCTATATCCCTGCTAGTATTATCCAACTCTCCAAAATTGCACTTGCAAAATCTATTTACCATAAGAAATTGAAAGTATGGGATATTCTGCGAACTTCTGCTATAACATTCCATTAATGCTTTATACGCTTCAGGATAACACTCCCTTATACGTTCGAGGATATCTTTCACAAGAACAGTTTCTTTATCTGTTATCGGTTTATTGCTTCCGTCAGGAAACATGCACCAAAGTTCATCTTCAAATATGTAAAACTCCAAATCACTCATCATTCCACACATTTTAGTCGGACCATAGATTTTCAGGAGATATCCCTGTTATTTCAGAAAGGGCAGCGATATGTTCTGGGTTATTAGGTTTCATTCCATATACAACCCAGTTTCTTACAGCAGTAAAAGACACTCCTGTCTTTTTTATCACCTCGTTGATAAACTCAGTTTTGGGATGAGTAGCATTGGGAAGATTTGAATAATAGTCCTTTAAGGTTATTTTATCACCTTCACAAAGCTTTTTGGTTGTTTTTAAATCATCTTTCATTATCTTTGTAGTGTTATATAATTAATAGCAATGCAAATATATCAATTATAGATAAATATACACTATAAAACAGATATATTTAACTTATTTTTATATGGATAATAGATTAAAATATCTAAGAAAATATCTAAGAATGACCCAAGCACAACTTGCTGAAGTATTACACATGAGGCAAAACAGTTATTCTCAGATTGAAATAGGAAACGTATCACTAACAGATAAAAACAAATATTTGTTAGAAAATAAGTATCATCTAACCCCAGGATGGTTGGATGGGGAAGATGTGCCAATGTTCATAAAAGGGGATGCTATAGCTGGAATTATGGAAAAAAGACTTCCCATAACCAACAAGGAGAAGCTAAAAGAAAAGATTTTAGAAGAACTTATAGAACAAAAACTGGAAGGTAAAAGTGATTCCATTTCTATGAGTAGAGAAGTTTTTGAACAGATATCAAGACTTACTGAAACCGTGTTGTCTCAGCAAAGAACTATAGAATCAATGCAGGAACAGAATAAAAAATTTCTTGCCCAGCAGGAAAATGTTGTCAGATGTGCTCATGTAAGTGGGTCGGATATTTCAACGAGCGACATAAAGAACCAAAATATTAATAAGGGAATAAGATGAATATATCAGATGAAGGAATAGCTATAAGCAATCGTTTTTTTAAAGCTATAGCAATATTAAAAGAACAGAAAAAGATTAGAGGGCTTCAGACTTTCACTAGAAAACACAATTTGAACAGATGGAATGTGAACCAAGTAAAGTTTTACCCAAGTCGAAGTGTGTTAAAACCTGAATGGATTGTATATATACATGAAGATTACGGGATTTCTGTAGAATGGATAGTACTAGGAAAAGAACCTATTTTTGATCCAAACTGGAAAGAGCATAAATAAAAAAATGTGCAAGAACTTATCCTTGCACATTTTTCGATAACTTGCAACATATTGTATTACAAGTAATTAACCTATAAATTGGATAAACATTCGTAATGAATAGGTCCCGGGTTCGAGTCCCGGTTTCGGCTCAAGAAGCGGTAGAATACCGCTTCTTTTTATTTTATATAGTTCTCTTTTTCCATATAATAAAGCCCTTCTCCACGGTCACCATTCTCTAAATCAGTTAACTCTACTTTAAATATTCGGTAGGGGAGAATATTTTTCTGGTGTCTGGGCATATCCACGGTCAGCAGATAGGCATTGCCGTATTCGGTAGCATCGAAGTACTCTTTTATCTCTTGTTTCATCAGAACAGGTACTTCTTCTCCATCTATCCAAACGATAGCTTTTAGTTTGTCAGCCGATGGTGCCAGCAAAACGCCTTTGGCTTGTTTGCTTAAACCTGTTTGCTCAATCTTGCTAAGATCCTGTGCATGTACAAGTGAGGATTTTTCTTCTTTTTGCCATTGCAGGGTACGGGTCAGACTCATGGGGCGAACATATATCTGATAGGTGGGCATGCCTCCAGGGATGTGGAAAATACGTAGTCCATAGACTTCCATACGATGATAGCGAATGTTGAGAGTGGTATCACGATCGGCAATGAAATTCCATGCCCAAAATTCGAGACGTTGGTCTTTTTCCGCTAGTCCGGGTTTTACGGTATGTGGGTAGGTAGACATATTGATAGCTCCCATACTTTGATACTTTCCTTTAGGAATACGGGTGGTGTAGTATCCGTTTTTGTCAGTGATGGCTTGTTTAATGTCATCAAAAGAGGGGCTCTGCCAAAAGATGGAACAACTGTCAATGGGTTGTCCGTTATAATCTGTTACTTGTCCGCGTATGGTTACTGAATCCCGTTGTTGTGCATATCCAGCAGAATAAAGAAAAAATAGGATAAAAAGGAGAATCAATTTAGGAATAAAAGGTGTTTTCAT